CGCATGGTGATAAAAAACTGCTCGTCCAGGCCGGGAGTCTTGAACTCGTCGCGGTACAGGCTAACCACGCCCTGCACCGGCCCGCTGAGCACGCGTCCCAGGTGCTCATGCACCGGAATGGCCGCCAGCCTGCCCGATGCGGGCCAGGCCACCGAGCGCTTCTGCACCTGCCCGCTAAGGGGGCTGGCCAGCTCGCAGTACCCCCCCGCGACCGCCACCCGCTTATCAGCGAAGGAGGTCCAAGCCGAGAGCAGGTTAGCGTCGGTGTCATCCGCGGCCTCGAGCAGAGCGAAGGCGAAGCGGTAGGCGGTCTCGGCGGCTTGCATTCTGGTAGCTACCCCTGCGGCAATGGTCGGGGTAGCCGCTCCGACCACGTGCACCCAGCCCCACTCGCGGGGGTCACCTAGCAGCACGTCTAATGAGGTGTTGAGGTCGCTCAGGGTATAGGCCGGAGCGGTGCAGGTAAACGAGTACAGATCGCCTTTGACGAAACTGGTGCCGGATGCGCCGTTGGCGAAAGTCAGGCTGAGCCCGGTGCCCGGCAGGGTGTAGGTGCCGGATACCGGCAAGGCGATCTCGGGGCTCCAGTTATCCCCCCCGTCCAGGGTGTACTGAAACGCCGCCGTACCCGCAGCCAGGTTAGTCCCGTCGCGGGTGATCTTGATCTGCACGCTGTAGGCATCCAGCGGGGCCCCGGCTACCGTCATGGTTCCGGTACCGCTGCCAGTTTTGGTCACGTTGCCCGCAGTCCCGGCCACCGAGGCGTTTGTGCGCACGGCATAGACCGGCGCGCCCGATAGGGCCAGATGCGTAGCTAAAGCCTCGGCCAGCGGGCCTCCCTGGAACACCTCCCGCACCTGTTTGAGGTTGGTCACAGCTACAATCTGGTTCACCGGCCCGGCGGTAGCCACGCCGATTTTGGCCGATACCCCATCGGTAGGCGGGGGCAGAATGCCCAGCGCACCATCCTGAATGGAGAACCATACATCAGGAAGCAAGGGTTGGGGCATTAGCGGATCACCTCGTTCTCAGCGGCCTTAATCGCGGCTTTATAGCCGCTCTCGGTAACCTCCTGGCCTCGAGGCCAGGCGTATTTGGCCTTCGCCGCTGCGAAGAGCCAGTCGGGGGTAGCGAACAGCGCTTGCCACTCCTCAACGGGACGCATTACGGGAGTCTCGTCTTTAGCTTTGTCTTCTTTTGCCATCAGGTACCTCCTGTCAGCTGATCAAGCCGCCGCACTCCTGGGCGATCTGCTCGAGAACGACAAACTGCTCGGCGCGGATCACCGGGGTGGTCACGGTAAAGGAAAATGCTACGGCCACTCCCAACTGATTCCAGCCTTCGGGCTCCCAGGTCAGCGTTTGTAGCTGCAACGATGTCCCCAGGCTGGCCGAGAGCGCAGTGATGACCTCGGCCAGTACCGTCTCCACCTGGGCGTAGCTATCCCCCCAGATCTGCATCTCAAGGGTGACCTCGCGCAGCGCCAGCACCCGCCCCGGTTGCGGTTGAGGGCGATCTGGAGGGGTAAAGCGCTCGCTCAGCGGGTAGAGCACGATGCGCGGAGGGCGGTCGTGCTGGCCTAGAAATTGCCGCCCCAGGTACAGCGGGGTGCTCGGGGGGAGCCGCGACACCAGATCGTTGTAAAGCTCGGTGATCATCGCGATAGATAGCGCTCAATGGCCTCGCTGAATGCGCGCTTCCAACGGGGAGATAGCTCCGGCTCGGGGACAAACGGGCGCGGTGGGAGACTGACCTGTTTGGTCTGCACCCACCCACCACGCCCGCTCTTACGCTTACTGGAGCCTCCGGCCAGCCGGAAACGAAGGTACTTGGCCCGCTTGGGGCGAATCGTTCCGCCGTACTGGTGGATGGCCGCATAGCGCACGTTGGTACCCACAACGAAGCCTCGGTCGTTGGCCTGGTAGGTAAAGCTCCGGCGCAGACGACCGGTGTCGGAGAGAGTCTGACCGCCCTCAAGGTCGGCGCGCAAGGACTTTTGCCAGGGCCTATCGTAGGGGTCGCGCTCCTGCTCGAACGAGGTGGCGATTTGCTCGAGCGCGGCCTCGGCCACATTGCGGGCCAGGCCCGTCCGCCACGCCGGGCGGCTCATTCGCTCCACCGTCAGGATGAGCCGATTGAGCCGGGCGAAATCACCCCGAATGCCCATCACCACCTCCGGGGGTTGGTCACGGCGTGGATGCCCTCGTTGGGAGCGGTGGGGCTGGCGTCCACAATGCCCACCGGAGTGACTACCCCTAGCGACACGTCCCGCAACCAGCGCAGCGCATCCTCGTAGCGCAATCGCACGTGCTCGTCGCTGCCCTCAGGAGCGAAGCCGCGCCCCGACAACAGGTCGTAGGCTGCAATGATGGCCACCGCCCGGCGCAGGTCGTAATCCCACGCCGCGAGCGGCAGCCGGTAGCGCGCCTGGAGGTAGCTATCCGCCACGCGGCTGGCGGCCTCGAGGGCCTGGTTCTGTTCGGCGCTGGATATGCCGTTCAGCGCAGGCGCGCGCAGGGCCAGCCGGTAGAGATCGGAGAGGGTAGCGTAAGCCATACTGCGGTCGTTTCAATCCTCACTCGAGCTTTTACCCGAGTGCAGCTTCAACCTGTTCTATCTCGCGTTTGGTCAAGCCCAGCTTGCGTAGATTGCTGAGGTTGGCCCGCACCGCCTCGAGGGTTGTAAGTCCGGCGGCCTCGAGTTTGGTGCGGGCGGGAAAGTCCTCCGGCAGAGGGGTTTCGGTCGCCTTTGAGGAGTCCTCCGGCAGAGGGGCTTGATCCGCTAATTCTTGACGTTCGCGCCAATGCCGCCGTAGTGCAGTGAGCCCCATCATTCCTCCTACTGAGTGATTAGCCGCACCACGCCGGCTTTGTCGCTGTTGGGCAAACGACCGTAACGATGGGCCACGTAGTAGATGTTTGTAGCCAGAATAGTAGAGTCGGCAAGAATATCGCGGTCGGTCTCAATAGTGGGAACGCGGTTGTACCACAGTGCCAGCGCGCCGCGCTTGATGAGGAGCGAGACGTATTTGACGGGGCTACCGGTGATAACGGGAACGCGATCAGAGACGATAAGGGGCAACCCTAGCACGCTGGGCAAACCCCCCCCCTGAGGGTCGGCAAACAACGGAAGTCCATTGGAATCCTTGACCTTGCGTAAATCCCTAGCAATCTTGGAATGCACCACAAACGCGGCTACATCATTGTTGTCATCGCCCCACTTATACAGCGCATCCACGATGGCATCATAGCTGATAGTAGCGGTGGAAGCGTCATGATCAATAGCCCCCATACCTCCCGTGCCAGGTGCCGCTGCTTTACTGATCAAAGCGCTATCGAATTTGCGCCGAGCGCCCTCGATGATCTGACGGCTGGCCTCAGCGTAGGGATCAGCATACATGGCGGCCATCTGCGCCCAAGTTGTCATTTCGACCGCTTTTCCTGCCCGCTGCACGGTGCTGGTCTCACTGGTCATCGTCAGCGTAGCCGGAGTCAGCGCAACCCCCTCGGCTACATCGTCAAACTCCCCGATTGAACCAAAAAGCGGGACTTTTAGCGTATCACCACCCCGAGCAGACTCCGGCAGTGTTGACGACTCAACTACCGCAGCGGAGCCGTAGAGCGCAATACGATTCGGCCATCCAGCGGCTACCGCATCGGCCAGGATTTCCGGAATTACCAGGTTGGAACGAGTAGTTGCAGGCATCTATGACCTCCTAATAGCCCAGCGCCTCTTTGCGCAGGCGACGGTACAGCTCTACGTTTTGCTGGTACAACTCCTGTTTTTCGCGAGCCGATAGCGTATTCCAGGAGAGATTTTTCTCTGCCGGCTCCTGGGAAGGCTCGGGGAGTATCCGAGGAGCCACCTGCAAAAATGCCTCAAGCGCTTCAACGCTTTGCTTCTCAGCCCAGGCCAGCATCGCCGGGGTGAGTTTGCCCTCCCGTTTGCCCTGCTCGAGCAGAGAGCGCTTACGCTCGTTCACGCGTTCGGCCTCCAGGGCGGCCAGGCGCTCCTGAACACGGGGCAGCTCCTCGGCGGCAGAGCGCCATGCCTGTACCACGGCCAGCGCCTCGTCGGCGCTGGTGCGCCCGGTGAGCGCGGTCAACTGCCGCTCGAGGCCAGCCAGCCGGGTAATCGCGGCCTCAGCCTCGGCCTCGATAGCGCCGTCTCTCAACCCTAACATCCGCAAGATTTTCTGCATGCTGTTCCTCCTTGCTACTAATGGTTGCATCCGCTTAGTGGCCGGTATGTTGGTGAGCGCCAGATTGATCAGCTCCACAATCCGGCCTTCTTTGTCGGTGTAAAACGCCGGGCTGAAGTAGCGATACTCGCGGGACGCGAGTAACGCCTGAGCCCGCTCAGTCCACTCCACGTTGATCGCCCATAGGCCATCCTCCCGCAGCTCGAGGTCGAACCAGCCCGCCGCTGGAACCGGGCCATTGCTCACGGGCTCGAGCGCCTGATGCTCATAGTCAATCGAGAGCCGGTTGCCGTACTCCTGCCAGCGCTTGAGCACGCTCGTCGCGGCCTCGGAGTCGAACAGGAACACGCCCTGGGTGGTCTCCACCTGGCCGAAGGGGAAAATACGAAACTCCCTAGGGGGGACACCCTGGGGTAGCTCGAGGGTCAGTTTGTGCCGTTGCATAGATTATCCCCAGGCTTGCA